AATGATTTGTTTATTCAGATTCTCTTTTATTAATTTCAGTATATTCTTGAATTTATCTAATTGTGATAATCCAAGTATATCCTCCTTCAAAAAACCTGATTTATCTATATATTTTCCTTCCCATTCAGACACCAACATACCATCAACCAATTTCACAGGAAGCCAATCCCACACGTTCATTTCATTCCCTTTTTCATCTTTATCGGGAACAATAACAATTGCTGATGGATGAATAGATTGTGCTTTTGGTAATTGTAAAGCATACTTTATATTATGTACAAGATCAGGATATTCTTGAACAAATTTATAAAGTTGCTTAGATTGACTGGCATATTTTATCAAATCTCCCCAAGTGTATTCTATTTGGTCATTTATGTCTTTTGTGAGCCGATTGGTATAAGAAAAAGATAACCCCTCTTCCTTTGCAAAATCTTTTAAACAAGTTTTCAATTTCATACGTGTGAATGAACCAATGACGCAGGTATGATTGTAACCGTAACGATTTTTTATATATTCTTTTACAATATCCCTATACTCTGCCGGAAAATCGATATCTATGTCTGGAAGGGAATCGCTTGACTTTGCTCGTTCTCCAGATACTCGTGCTTCATTCAGAAAACGTTCAAACATTAAATTGTACTTTATAGGATCAACATCGGTTATGTATAAACAATAAGCAACCAAACTACCGCAAACAGAGCCTCGTCCAGGACCAACATTAATATCGTTTTCCCTGCACCATTTTACTACATCCCAAAGAATCATAAAATAATCGCACAATCCGTTTGGTACTATAACAGAACATTCTGTTTCTATGCGTTTTAAATAAATGTCTAATTGTTTTCCGCGAATTCCTCTTAATCTTTCATTTATCCCTTTTTCTAATTGTTTAAAAAATAATTCTTCAACATCTTCTACTTTAAATTTTGGTAATTTACGTTCTCCTGTGTTTATTTTAAATACAACGCTATTAGAAAATTCTACCGCATTGTTTATCCCTTTTATGATTGTATTGAATAATGGTTCTACGTCAGATAACCATTCTTCGTAAGAATTTATGGTGTCCTTGAAACTTTTAAAATATTGATTTTTTGATTCTGGGTATGCCTTATTACTTATTTTATTTAGCAAACTTTTTAATTCATATGCTTCCTGATCTAAATAATAGGAATCGTTTATCAATATTGGTTTTACAAATTTAATATAAAAACCAATATATTCGTCTAAATTTTCTAAATGACGTTTAAATAATTGTTGCGACGTAAATTCTACTGTATCAATTTGATAAAAAACGCCATCAAAAGCTGATTTATATTGTTTGATAAGTTGTAACGCTTTTCGTTTATCTTTTATCTCGTAATTGAATTCGCTTTCTTTAGGAATCACACAACACAATCCCAGCCCCATAGTATAAAGAACATCATCAGGAATAAATCCTGCATAATCTACGTTTATTAATTTATTAATATTCAGTAAATTACGCCATCCTACATCGTTTATCACATAAAGTTTTAAATCAAACAATTCTTGATTTTGTTTTTCTGGGGAATAATTTCTTGCTACAGAAATAGTTTCTCCAATAATAGATTTAATTCCTTGCTTTTCACAAGCAGTCTGAAATGCTAATACACCCGCAAGAGTATTTTTATCGCATATCCCTAATGTTTTACAATTAAGAAATTTTCCTTTTGTAGCCCATAAATCACAATCTCCTGAACCGTTCAACATTTCATATTCTGTATGAATTCCTAAATGCACAAATTCAGTGATAAACGGTTCATTAGCAGTACCAAGATATTTAAAATCATTGAATTCTGGTTTATATATTATTTCATTATATCTATTTCTATCTTCTACGATAGATGAATAATAAAATTTTCCACCAAATTCAAATAATATATAATCTACTTCCTTATTTTGTAAACAATCAAATTCTGCATCGGATAATTCAAAGGCAAAATCCTCATTAATTATTTTGTCGTCAAACGGTGTTAGATATAAAAATTTACCTACACCGTCAATAATTATAATGTCTAAATCATCTGTTACATTTTCCGTAACGGACAACTTATTGATTTGTATCCATTTTAATAAGTTTTCTGTCATATAAAATTATAATTTTCCTAAAACAGAATGATAATTTTTAGCTATTCTTTTAGCAAAAAAGTTTTGTGCTAACAATATTATATCCCATTTTTCTCCTAAATCATTACTTTTACTCATTACCGATAAATCACTCAATATACATTTTCTGGTAATAAATTTTTCCTCCTCTGAACAATTAACTATGTTTCTCTTATATCGTACGTATATTTTCAACAACTTGTAAACATTATATAAATAATTAGAAAACATTTTCAATTGTAAAATTTCGTCTACTATCTCTTGATCTTTTTCTATTATCCTTAATAAATTATTTACAATTATCTGCAAATGGTATTCTATTTCTAAGAAACGATTTGCGGGAACATCATGAACAAAATTAAAATCTATTTTTTGTTCTTTTGCTCCGTATTCTTCATAAAAATTTCCAGGAACATATTTACCACTTTGTTTTTGTTTATATAAACAATCCATCCGCTCGGAAATACTATTCCAATCATATATATGAAGACTTTGACTATTATGCGTTTGTGTTCCTAACTCTATACCTAAACAAGAAGAAATAATTTCCGTCAAAAAACTGAATTGAAATACATTAGTTGTTAATCCCCAATGTAAGTCATTGCTTCTGTTTTGTATTGTTGTTATTAATTTTCCTTCTCTTATTTTTAACATTATCATATCATTGCAAGGAATGTCTTTTGATTTACATCCTAAATCAAATAAAGGGTTCCAAACAGATAGAACAACTTGACGACTGTTAGGATTTTCCGTCAATATTCTTATAGCATCTAAAATTTGGTCGTACCCCTTATTTGCTTGAAGATTTTCACTTACAAGAATGTCCTCGCTTTTAACTCCCCAACGCCGTAACCGCCATCCATATGGCGCATGAAACGTTTTCCCGTCATCAGAATAATCAGCCATTCTTTTATTGAATATTGTTAAAAATTCTACATCTTTACGCCCTAAAACAATCCAAATAGCTTCTGCTAAAAGGAAAAATATATTTATATCTCTTTCGTAACCACCTACACATCTTTTGTAGGGATTTGTAATTGTTGTTTTAAAATCTAACAATTCTTTTACCAGCCCGTCTCTTGATTCTTCCCAGGGTCTTTCGGATATTATATAATGGTTTAAAATGGGATATAATGCAGAAAAATTATCTGTTTTAGCTGCTCCCACATCTGGAATAAATACTGTTTGTTGTTTCATATAATATGTAAAATTACTTTTTTTTATATATATAAACTTTGTTCATAGAAAAAGGGAAGAGTTATTGGTTCTTCCCTTTGACGTATAAAATTATAAAATTACTTTTTATTTCTTGAAAGCGGGTTTAGATGATTTTAAATTTTCTTCCATTCTTTTTCTGTTTTCTCCCAAACGTTTATCCATCTTTTTAACATTGGGTAAAATAAAATCTATTACACTTTCAATCATTTCAACAGCTTTATCAAACGTGATTCCTTTTACAAAAGGAACGCCACTCCAACAGATAGCGTAATCAATATCAACGCTATCTAACACTTCTACGTTTTTAGCAAGCGTTAAAAAATATAAATTACATCTTATTGAACCGTCTGGTTGTAAAGAAGCGTTTTCCACGGAAACAATTCCTCTATTAGAATTTTTTCCTTTATATTTTATTGTCACTCCTGCGCTTGCTACCCAAGCATATTCAAAATCATTTTCTGGGAAAATAGCTTCAAAAGTATCTATAAAATATTTTCTATCTTCCTCTTGCGTTTTAGGGTTCAAACGTCTTTTCTTCTTTGAAGTCTTTTTTGTTTCAACCTTTTGCGGTTTTTTAACTTCCTCTACTTCTTCTATTTCCTCTACTTCTTCTATTTCGTCCTCTAACTCTTCTATTTCGTCCTCTAACTCTTCTATTTCGTCCTCTACTTCTTCTATTTCGTCCTCTAACTCTTCTACTTCCTCCATTTCCTCTTGCTCTACTTCATCTGCTAATTCGTCCATTTCCTCTTCTTCGGTTTTTTCGTCATAGCAGCAAGCCTCAGCAATTTCAATCAAGGTATCGGTATCTTCTTCTTCCATACCATCAATATCATTTTCATTAAGAATCTCCAATAATTTTGTACGAGCTTCTTCTTCAGTTTTAGCAGCTATTCCAATTGCTGCTAATTTTTTAGCGTGAACAGGGTTAATTTTTGTTGCCATAATAAATAAATTTTAGTTGTTATTGTTAATTGTAACTTTGGTAAGTTACGGTTTAATCTTCCTGGAATTTATAAGTATAAAATAATTGCTTTTTGTTCAATAGTTCGTTACCATATTTTTCGGTTAAATATTTTTTTTGTCTATCAATAACGTTTATATCGTCATTATTATCTGTAACTTTTGTTAAAAAACGTTTGGTGGTAAAACCACGCAAAAATAAACTAAAAATAATTCGTTCTTTATCAACAAGACCTTCTAATAGGTCTACGCCGTTTATAACAAAAACGTTTTTCTCTGGTATTATTCTGGTTTCATCATCATACCCAAAATCACAATCAATAGCATCAATGCGCAACTTATGATTTTCTCTTTTGATATATTTTATAAAATCCTTTTGCTTATTGGCGCAAGCGCATTGAAGATAATATTTTAACGGTACTGGTTTAGGAGCCAGTCCCTTACGGTATTTAGACCAGCGACGACCATAGCTTTTGATTGAAGTAAAAATTTTCAATCTAAATTCTTGTAATAAATCTTCGTATTCAAAACTTAATTCTTCGTACGAAAATATTCTACTTGCATACTTGTCCGCTAAATAGGAGTATTTGTTATACAAACGCTCCGACGGTTTGATTGAAGGTTTCATTTTTACAGTTTTATTTACAGTTTCCAATAATTACAGTACGAAGTAAGTAAAAAATAAAATAGCTTCAAAATTTTTTCCAGGTTTTTTTTGACGTTTCAGGCTTTTTTAAGTTTATTTAACTTTTACAGGATTCTACAAGTATATTTTCTATCTACTTCTATTATTTTATTTTCTTTTGCAGAAAACAGTTCTAATTTGTTTCCTATAACTCTATTTAGAACCCAAATTTCTCCCTTATAAGAAAATTCATTCCCAAAGGCATAATAATTTCGTAAATCTTTTACGGTCATATCAAATTTAGGAACACCAAACTCATCAAATAGTTCTGATTTTAATTCTTCAAGTTTCGATTCATTAGTAAAAATACTATCCAAATGATTTCTGGCGGCAATATTATCTATTTTTTCTTTTTTGTAATTCATGACTTTTTGATAATATGCCTTATCCTTTGGATTGTAATATATTTTGCGTCTAAAATCAGCAATTAAGTATTCTTTTTGTAAAACAAGAAAATATTCTGCTATA